AAGAAAACCGATGGTTTTGACTACGATTAGTCTATACCATCGGTTCTTTTGTTACAAGTTTACCTCTGAACAGTAACCATTATACTACACCAGTATAAATTCACAAGAAAAACTTGAGAAATTTGTCGTAATATGTTATATTATATACAACTTAATTAAGTCAGATAGCTCGGTTTCGTCCCAACGTTCCGGGCTATTTTTTATGCTGTTATAATATCATATTTAGAACATTTGTTCTATATGCAATATAAACAAATATTTTTCATACTACGTGTTGCAAAATCAATGCAGCCCTTATATATTGCACACTTTGCATGTCAAAAGCCGGTACAGATTTCTCCGCACCGGCTCTCTCATTCAAATAAACTGCAATTTTTATAACGACTCTAACCCCGTTTTCCAAGAGTTCTTTCCAACAATTCCATCAGCCATCAGTCCATGGTTCTTCTGCCAAGTCTTTGTCATGTTCTCCGTGCCGCTACCGAAAATGCCATCCGCCGTCGTACCGATGATGATCTGCCATACCTTAACTGCATTGCCCTTGCTGCCTTTTTTAATTGTATTCATACTGTAATCCTCACTTTCTTTCACTGTGGTAGTGGTTGCACCGGTGCAACTCTCTACTTTCTTATTATAAAGAGCTGCCTCGGCTTTTCTTCTCCGCTGTAATCCTGGTAATGTTTTACCGGCAGCCTTACAGTACCGCTGCATTGCAGACGGTATCTGATTCATTACTCTGCCTGTACACAGTTTTTTCACATTGCCCTGTCCCAAGTTGAAAGCAAAGCTGACCAGTGCATCAAACTGATTCTGATTAAGCTGAGCCGTAAACGGGACATAGGACGGATTATTAATATACTTTTCAAACTTCGCCACGTCCTGCAACAGATAGGCTTCCGCCTTTTTCTGTGTGATCTTCATCCCTTTGTATACGCCCACTGTATGACCGTATCCAATGGTCCACACACCTGCAGAACACTGATAGGCTATCAGCCGGCAACTCTCAAACTGTTTAATAAGTGCAAGACCGGCCTGTCCGATTCTTCTATTTGCCATAATTATTCCTCGCTTTCCTTAATCTCTGTTTTGGTGTCAAGTAATTTCTGTGTCACATCGAGTCCGGCAATCAAAAACGCCGGTACCCTTACATTCATTTCAACCAGATTTTCCAAAATGCTGCGAACCTCATTAATCAAATATGTTGCCAGCGTGAACCATCCGAAGAGCTGCACAAACGAAAGATTAATGCCGATGATCTCCCCCATATGTACAAAACTCATCGAAACAAAAAATGCCATACCAATTACAATCCAGTACCACACTTTTTTTAAGATTCCTTTTGCACCGATCGCACTGGACTCGTTCTTTTTGTAGAACTTCGCCTTGCAGTATCCGGTAATGTAATCAACCGCATTTAATACCAGAAATCCAAAAAACAGGAACCAGTACTTCCCGAACAGTGCCACCCCTATTGTGGCAATTACTCCATAAATCATGTTTACTTTGTCAAATTCTTTCATTTTCTTTTTCCTCTCTTTCTGCCCGTAGGCTTGTTATTTAAAAGAGCCGGCTACACAACACATGGTCATGTAATCGGCTCTTAGGCTCTTGATTTTATTATATTTCTACATAGTTTTTCTTTTGTGCCAAGTTGTCCACTTTGTTCGTAAAACGACGGTTTAAAGAAATATTATACACAGACAGAGGTTGATAATATTATTGAAAAAAACAAGGTGAAATCCATTGTTATAGAGTTCAAAGGCGTTACTACCAATGAAAGCAAAGCATTTTTCCCTAAATATACCTATTGGGGATATGTCGGCGGAAAAACCACTGAAATTGATAATTTAATAGCACAGGGGCACACAATTCTTGGCGGTTTTATCTGCGGCGGTCCACACGACGATGCCTCCATGGCTGGCAATGGTTCAGATAACATAGGTGTTATAGTCGGTTCAGCAACTTATTATAACGTCCCATATTCATTTTACGTTTTTTCACAAGCTTATCAGACAATAAGGATTAAGGTCTGCGTTTTATATATTTAATATTTAACACAGTTTTATAGCAGTTATCTTTGTACTGATCTGTCCAAATGTCACAGCTTTTGGTACTTTTATTAAAAATTTTAAATTGGTAATTGCCTTACCAGATATTATTTCATGCATGGTCAGCCACGTGCCACCGTTTCCGTTGTTTGGGGCGGTGATTCCAATCGCCTGATCGACGGTACTTTTTAATGATATAACATCCACGGCAGAACTTTCAGAAACCCAACAGTAATAATTTACCAGCCATGTTCCGGAATCAATAGATAAGCCGTCCGCGCCTACATAACTCCATGTATCGGAGAAGTATTTATTAAATTCGTTACTGCTTACCTGACGGTATCCGGTATTGAACATGGTTTTGGCGTCGGATTTCTTTAAATATGTGTCTGGAATGTTATTACCATCATAATCTGCACTAGCACGGGCAACACGTACAGCAGGATATGTACCGTCAGTTTTATCAGCATAAATATCGACAACATTATCATTTTGCACATTAAATTGTGGAAACAATGTACCGACAAATCCAGACCAGTCTTTTGCTACTACTTTTAGGAAATATTTATTTGCTAAACCGTCGTTTAACGATGATATCGCTCCCGTGCATGTCCCATTCCCAATCTTAGAAATATCCGTCGTTCCAAGCATTTTATAGAGATACCGCACATTCTTGAACATCTGTGACACCTTTGCAAAAATTGAAGAGTGTTTTTCGCCGCTTGATAATTTTGATACAGTCGTCCACGCTGACGCTGATCCGTCTGCCACATCACTACTCGTAAAAGTTGCTGTATTCTCTGCTGTATCTCCACCGGTTGCCACTGCACCGACGTTTTCTGCTGTGAGTTCTACATTGCCCCTACGGAAAGAATCTTCATTTACACCTTTGATTCCAGTAACAGAACTTGAACTTGTTTCAGTCCATTTTTGAACCAATTCCGAAGTAATACCATCTAAAACAGATTTATTAGAATGTGTGTGTTTTTTGTTATTTGCGTCATTCCATTTAGTTCTTTCATCTGATGTAATGTGAATAGTGTCATTTCCTGTATGAGTATCTAATTCATTTTGATTTGCTTTTGTTCCTATAGATTTATCTAATGCTTCTACAACAGATTTGTTTTTTTCGATGGCATCTGCAACTTCTTTTAATGTATCCATTGTTTCGGGAGCACCATTGATTAAATCTGCTATTTTTTGATCTGTGTATTTATTTGAATTGGCATAAGCACCATCAATTGCTTTCTGTTGTGCCGTGGAAACAGGTTTATCAACATCAGAAGTATTATCAACGTTCCCTAATTGAATCTGACTTTTTGTTGTTTTATGTGGGTTATCGAAATTATTAATATGTCCAAGTAATGAAGAGATGGCTTTTTGAATTTTTCCAAACGCAATAGACAATTTTTCTCCACTAGAGATATTTTCAAATTCCTCAGCTTCTTCATATGTTGGTGTCTGATCATTTGTTGTAACATTTGGCACATTGCCGAGTCCAACTTGTTCTTTATTTACTTTATGTGGATTCATAAAATCAATCAAATGTCGAATCATTTTTTGAATAATATTAGATTCGATGACAGATTCTATTTCTTCATCATTTATTACTGATTTTTTAACAATAATATTAAACTTTCTTGTAGATATAGTTTCTTTTGGAGTTATGAACTGTAATTCTGCTTCACAAATACCTGATACACATGTTGCTTGTTCTGACAATATAATGGATATTGTACCATCATCATTCCTAAACAAATGATCAGCATCGTCTTCATCTATATATACATATGTATTGTCTGGTTTTGAAATTTTTAAAAGTATTCTTACTTCTGAAGGAATACTATATGGTTTCCCATTATCAGACAAAGTAATAAGAATATTTCTTGAATCTGCATCATCTTGACTACAATGCACATTCTGCACTCTTGATATTGTCAAGTCCAATGTGATTTTTTGATTAAAAACTAAACTCATTTATTGTATACATCTCCTTCCTAAATTCCAACTTTCCGAATAGGAGAGTAGGTTATTTTAATTTTGCAATCTAAATTAGGCGTAAAGGTGTTACACCGTTCTTCATAATTGTTAATAATTCGTGGGAAGAAATAGTTGAAGTCATTTGCTAAATTATGAGACGAGAGAGAAGAAGTAATAAGTTGATTTTTTCCATCAATTGTTATTACCTCGCCAGATTTGCAATTTCTTAGTATAAAAAATTTTGTATCCATAGAATTTGTCAACTTAAAATTTCCTTCTGATAAAATAGTAATTTCCATATCTGGTCTAAGAGAATTGTTCAAATCTGTAGTCTCATCTGAGTTATCCCACAAATTAAAAGAAGTACCTGCCGAGCATTCATACTCAGTAGATACTTCATCCATAAAAGCAAATGGTGCATCCGTATATAATGTTAGTTCTAAGCCTAATATTTGGTCATTTAAGACGATTTGTTTTGAACTGAATGTTCCATTCCAATATACGTGTTCATAGCCTTCCTTGTCTAATTTAAAGCGTTTGTACCCATCTTTACGACACAACCATCGTTGTATAGCTGAAACTTCCTCGAATGAAAGTCTCATTTCTTCTTGATTTTTTAATCGACATGGATTCTTACAAATCTGAAAAGTAGCTGATAAAGCTGTATCGTAAGTAGAAGAATATAAATTAAAACGATTGCTGCCGATTGGCTTTATCTGATTAAATGTGATATCTGCACCAGACGAAAAAGTTTCAATTCCCCCGCCACTATCAAAAGAACATAGTATCATACCATAATCAGATAACATTTCGCCAGCAAATTCAAAGTCTGTACATATTTTCATAATCATTCCTCTTTAATTAAATTGAACTGCATTAAAATTGCAAGCATCTGTGGAGAAATAGTAATATTCGATAATGACTTCGCTGGCACAGGTTTCATTTCATCAATATCAACTTCTTCTAAAAACAAAGCGTTCATTTTTTCGTAGAATTCTTCCTTGTTTATAATTTCTTTCACAGAACCATCATCGTTTGTAGCAACCTGTCCATTTTCTTTTAATGCGCAATCGGCAACAATTTTATTCCTTTTCTCATCTAATACCTGTTTTGGTACAGACAATATTTTTATATTATTCACAATAGTAACAGCGGTATTTAAGTTTACTTCCTTAGTAGCAAGAAACGAAAATACCTCACTGATATTTAAGATATCAATTCCTTTTAATTTCATCCTCTGACTCCTTTTTATTATTATAATTAACTATTTATTCTACCTTCTAATGCTTCTATTCTCGATTTTAGACTATTGACTTCATTTTGTGTTGCAGCACCGATGTCTGCCAAAGTCCACCCGATATTATCTGAACCGTCAAAAACCCTTCCAGCACGACCTATCGTAAGAGTGCGTGGAGTTTTTAATTTTGTTGCAGTGGAAGAGTTACCATTTATAGTCCCAAGACATGTGATATTACCTGTTGTCTCAATTCCTTTAGAATTAATTTTAGATGTGGCTGATCCTACAGAAAATGGAACGATAGAAATTTCAGAATTTGTTATATTTACACCATATCCGTCACCAGCATCTATATGAAAACTAGACGCAAATAAATCATTTGCATACCATTTTCCAGACAATATTGGATAAAATACACCATGTATAAATGTTGACCCTATTACTTCTTTGTAATTTGAATTATCATCAAAATCTCCTAATCCTGTCATATAAATAGAAGATGATATATACGGTGAAATCATATATGCATTACCATCTGATGTTGCTTTAAATTTATTTGCTAAAAATTGTGAAGCTTTGATAATTCCACCAGAAATAGTGCCAGTACAAGTAATAGTATTAGAAAATGTACCACCGTTAGCATTTATTGTACCAGTAACTTTTAATCCATCTTTAGAATTATATGTAACTCCACCGTTAGCAAGATTAAGGACTCCTTTTGATGTGATATTTCCACCAGCATCTACAATAAAATTATCATCTCCAATATTAATATTTCCACCAATAAAAGATGACGAACTAACTTCAGCACCGCTAATTGTTGTTCCATATATTTTTCCACCTGTTATACTAGAACCTGTGATGTTTCCTGTTAGATTCAGATTACCATTTTTGTCAGCCCATAACACATCATTAGAAGATTTTGTTATTCTAAATAATTTTTCATCATTTGGATTTACAATAAATGTATTAGTTCCGTTTGTAATAGTTAAACCATCTGAGTTAAAAGTCATGGAATTATTCGTATTATAAATTCCGAGATTTTCTCCGATAAGTAATTTACCGACAATAGTGTCACCTATAACTCCCATAGTCGTTACTTCATTGCCAGTTTCAGGATTAACATAAATATACTTACCAATAGCAGCTTTTACAGTCTGCCATCCATCATCTGTGATATATAGACCGCTATTAATCCATCGAGACTGGCATAAATCATAAGTCTCTGTTAAATCATCATAGGCTCTACACAAAATACCACTAGAATCATATACAACATTTTGATTGTCAGCGTTATTCACGATTTTCGTTACAGTTGCATTCATTCCTTTTTGTACCCAATCCTGAACATATTTTGATGCACCTGTATTATTTTTTACTTTTTGAATCGTGTATGAAAATGAAGAAGCAATAGCTTGTGCCGAATCAATGACACTTTTAACATCAGATGAACCAGACCATGTTCTCTCAACAGTCGAAAATTCAACTTCAATCTTTGAAATATCAGAATAGAAAATCTTATAAGATAATAATCTCAAATAATATATTTTTTCATCCACACATACATGAATCCAATTTCCTGTTTCAAATTTATTTACGATAGGTTGAAATTCTTTTAACGCAAGAAGATTATTAATAGTAGAAGAAACAGTATATTGTACATGACTTGCTTTATATAATTCTTTTTTTGCAGTATCAATAAGTTCTGTTGCACGAGTTACTAATTCGCCATTATCCAATCCATCAGAAATATAATTATCATTTTGATATGTATCTTCCATACGAAAAGCACAGAATGTAATCCACATATCTTTACCAAGATAAGATTCTAAATTCAATTCATCCTGTAATGAGTTTTGGATGTTATATACAGAACCTGATTTTGAATCATAATTATATAATTGGTGGACAATATCAATTTGAGCTTGTCTTTTATTCATTTCATTTTCAAGCCAACCGATTCGATTGCTGTACCATGTCTGATATTTATTTTTTAACTCATCCTGTTCAGACTCTAAAATAATTCCCAAGACATCTCCAAAAGAATCTTTTAAACCACTCAGATAATCGAAACTGTAATAAGCCAATTCAGATTGAAAATCAGAATCAGATGTTTCTAAAGATTTTAGATCTTTATAATTTGTATCAAGTTTATTTAAGCATCTTTGAATATTTTGCTTAAGATATTTTTCCATATCATTATTTACTGCAATAGATACTTCGCTTCCAATAAGAGTAATCGTCTTATCTTCAATGCTTGTAAGTTTAAATTTTCCTTTCCAAACATGTTTATCTTTAGAATAAGAGGCATCTACAATTTCAACTTTGTATAATGCAGTATTAATTAATGCTTTGCAAGCACCTAACACGGTATTCGACACGACGCTTGTTGCAACCCATGATACATTTGATTTCACTGCAATTGGCGATAAATTGGCGAATGTCAATAAATTCATTGTTTCCTGAATTGTAAGATTGTCCATTTCTATTGTTTTGCCCATAGAAGTCTGTAAAATTAAACCAATATCAATACAGTCGAAACATAAAGATGCTATATTCTTATATCCAATAATAGGAGAGGAGATAACATTGTACCTTTCTACTTTATCCCCATTATCATCTATTTTTGGATAGTGGGCATTAATATATTTTACGATCGTGTTATAGCCTTCAACTAAATTTGCGGACAAGGTAAATTTTTTTTTACTCATACAGTCTTGATAATTACTATTGTATGTTTTAATTTTGGTAACTAAATCTTCTGGCATATTCTCATACATTTCATCAGAAAATTCTACAATATAATTTGTACCGCTTGGATTTGCAATAGCAACAGCAGAAGTCATTAAATCATCGCCGCCAGTAATGTAAAAACAGTTCTTTAAGCTATCTTCACTACTTTCAATAGAAGCAGAAGTAGATAAATTTTCCTTTGACACATAAATAGATGTATCTTCTCCATAAGCACCATTATAGTTTGTGTTTCCACATTCAGGACACTTGTCATGAAAATCTCCACGATAACCACAATCATGACATGTATTACATAAATCATATACATTTACAGTTCGTGTATTGGAATCAAACTTGAATAAGCACTGATAGTCGTCCGATATTTCACCAGTTAATTCATCATAAATATTACTGTCAGAAATAGAATATTGAAACCACGATTTCAGATCCTTTAACGATGTATCTACATGTCCAATTTTATAATTAGATGCCTTGTCTAAAATACGGTGTAGAAGAGAAGCGTTGTATAGCTTCTTATACATTGTACTTCCTTCTGAATATGCAGATAAGTCACGATAGAAGATAGTAGGATAATCAGCATCGTAATCATCTCTTGCAATATCGTCTTCTGTATTAATCTGAATATTTCTAAGTTTTACATTTTGTAATTCACTAACTGGAAGATAAGTACATGTGACCGATTTTTGCGTTGTATTTTCTTCTGTAGTATTTACACTAATTGAAAAATGTTCTTTGTATTCAGGGATATATACCAAATTGTAATTATTAATTTTATCCCATATTTGATCATCAGTTTTATATACATTAAATGATAATTCGGGTGCATTCATAGTATCTTTATACTCAATATCTGTAACATCTTTGAGTTTTCCGTATTTTGAGAAATCTCTTCGTTCCAATACAATAGTGATTTCATCTACACCAAAATTCTCATTAAAAACTATTTTTGGCATTTGTTTATTCTCCTCCTTCTTAAATTTTTGTAATAAAAAAGACACCTTAGTTGGTGTCTTTTTTTGTTAAATATTCTTTTGACTTTTCTTCTAATAATTTATAATCACAACATATATTATACAATCCTTTATCTTTATTTTTCTCATTTAACCTATAATAATAGATAATTCTCGAATCTGTTCTGATTTCTTTTTCTCTGCTTTTGATTATACGATATTCTGATTGAAGTAAATATTTATAATTTTGATCCGTTATTGAATTGAAATCCATCTTATGAATTACTTCGTCAATAACGGGTATCATATTATTAATTCGTAAAACAGCCATATTACCTATTTTCTTTAAACTCTTTGATTCATACATATTATCATATGTTTTAGGTTTGTATGAAGAAAGAGGTATAAAATATTTACAATCACGATTATGCATCATGATACCGATATATTTTCTTAAATATTTTCTATCTCCATCTTTAGTAGATAATATCTTACTATCAAATTGTCTTAAATAATCAATATAATTATCATCAATTTCATAAAAAGAAATCATTACTTCTCCTTTGTGTATAAAAATAGGAGAGATATATTTCAATCTCTCCGTTTTATCATTCTCATTTGCGGCTGAGATACACCAAGTTTTAACATTCGCATTAAGTAGCGAAACACTCAAGTTTGTTAATTCTCGCTTAATGGTTGAGATACACCAACAATCGAAATCATTTGATTTCTTACTTATATTATACACAATTATAGAAAAAATAGGAGTAGAAAATATTATAAAAATCAATGAAATATTTGTGCATATTTACCATGAAAATCCCACATAGGATGTGACACCTATATGGGATAGAAGTGGTTATTTATATAACCTCGCATTACCTACACCATTTTTACCAAGTTGCTTGGCAGAAACTGCTTCAGTAATACATTGTGTTGTCTTTCCGTTCTTGAGAATTTCTTCTCGTAATTGTCTACCAAAGGTTTCAGGATCATTAACACCGTTCATTACGATATCTCCAACCTCAACAATCGTAGAAGTACAAGCGGATTTTGCAATATCAGGTAATTTTGGTACAAAGTTAGTACTAGAGTAAAGAAGAGAAGGATTCGTCTTTGCAAGTTCCCAAAGATTTTCAGTCATCTCATTTGTGAATACTTTATCGCCAGGATTGAGTTCTGTTAAAAGTGCGCCGTCAGCAGCACGATAAATCAGTTCTCGTTTATTTTCTTGCGTCCATGCTAATTGACGCTTATCAATATGTTCAGAACCTTTTTCGTAACCATTAATGCTTGCTAAATCTTTATCAAGTTGTGCCGACTGCTTATCAAGATCAGCTATGAATTGTTGCAACATATCTTTGTTATGAGTTACATCCTGTATCATAGCATTGAGTCCACTCTTTTTCTCGATATAATTATTTTTTAAATCCTGTAGTTTATCTTTATTCTTCGTAGAAGATTTTTCAAACTGGTATTTATTTTCTATAGAATTCAATTCACCGTATAACTGTTTTAACTGACTTTCAAGTTCCTTAATCTGATTTTGAAAAGACTGCCTCTGACCATTAATTGCTTTTTTCTTTTGTGCGATTCCGTTTTTCTTTTTAGCTATATCAGCCTCTTTCGCAGGATCATAACTGCTAGTATCAGTTTTAGAATTAACCTTATTTTGATCATTAGTAACAGTATTATTTACATAATCCTTTGCGCCTTGTCCTCCGTCACCACCATTGGTAGTACTAGAATCAATCTGATCTTTTGTAGTATTTGTCAGACTAGAATCTAAGGATTTTAGCGTTGCAATAATACCATCATCGCCACCAATAAGGGTTTTGATACCGTCAAGAATGTTATTAGTATCATTGAGTTTTTCATCAATGAATTCCTGGTAATCATTCATCAGATCGTCAAGCATGTCCTCAGTGTCAGAAATAAATTTTTCATACTGAGTATCTTTCAAATCATCTTTTGCATCCTGTAACTCAACTTTTAACTTCTGAATTTGTGCACGAGACTCTTCGGTGTCGTTATTACTATAAGGAATAAGCTGTTTTTGTAAAGAAGCAATCTGTTTTGTTTTTTCGGCAATTTCTTTCTGATATTTATAGGCGTCTAACTCGCTATCTTTTAATTTCTTGTATTTTTCTATCAGTTTACTCAGCGCATCGGTTTGTGCTTCATAGCCCTGTTTCACAAGATCATTAATAGACTCTAACTCATCCTCAGCAGATTTCTTCGCCTCTCTATGAGCATCCTGTAAATCACGCAAACGTTGAATAACATTTTCATCAGATGCAGACAATTCACCTTTCTCAATCTGTTTCATAATTTTATCATATTCATCCTGGTATGCCTTTGCCTGTGCAATGTAATTGTCATAGTTCGTCTTGTGCAATCCAATGGTAGCAATACCATATTCAGTGAAATTACCAGTGTCTTTATCGGTCATATCTTTATGACTCAAAAGATCAATATAGTAATCAGCTTCACTATTGACACGTTTTACAGTTTCGAGAGATTTATCAAAAGTATCCCATTTTAATTGACGAAGGGCATTTTGAAATTCGACAATAGACTGAGTTGACTCGTCTATAGCATTAGTTACCTCATTGATTGCACTGACCATTTCAAACCATTCATCACTGTCTTTTTTGATAGAACCACTAATAACAGCATCATTCAAACTCTTCTGAAGTTTTTTTCTTTCTTTGATGAGTTTACTTTGCTCGCCTTTTTCGGCAGAAATAAGAGATTTATAGTAAGCTGTACTTACCTGTTTCCCCTGTTCCTGTGCAAGAGAAATCTTATTGTTAATAGATGTCTTTTTCTGCTCATTACTAGAAATTTTATTCTCATAATCAGAGGAAATATTATCAAACTTTTCTTTTGCAAGAGTAGCCTTATCCTGTTTTGCTGTTTCTTTGTATAAATTAGCAGTAGCTTTGTCGGCTTCTTTCGCATCTAAATAAGCATTATACTGCACACATGCGTTATACAGCTTACCATTATCATTCAGATTGGATGCTTTATTTAATAAAGACTGTGAGATACGTTTGCCAGATTTTGCAGCTTTCTTAATAGAAGCAAGGATCTTTTTATTCTCACTCGTAGATTTGAATTTACTAATTGTTTTCTTTGCAGATTTAAGATTTTTGTTATCAGTAGAAACAGCAGTATTATAAGCCTTCTGCGTCTTATTGATATTAGAGATCTTTTTGTCAATCAGTTTATTTTTAGATTTTGCAGACGTAGCATTGTCAATTTTAGCATCATATAATTCATCTTGTGAATCATATTTTTCTGTCTTTTTATCAGCAGTCGCTTTTGCCAACGCAGCGGCGGCAGTAGCATTTTCCTGCATTTGCTGTTTTAATTCGATCAGAGATGCCTTATTTGAATCAATACGTTCATTATACTCATACCAAGCTTCAGAACCTTTTGTAACTGTTTTCTGTAACAGTTTTAATTGCTCATCTTGTTTATTAATATAATCAATCTGCTTTTGGATATTTTTGTTCATACTATCATAATTCTTAGTATTTGCAGAAAATCCCCATGACTCTTTTAAAGAGATCCATTTCTCCATGCGGTCATTCGCATTTTCAACTTTTGTAGAAAGCTTTTCATACTGAGTGATAAGTAATTCGATACTTGCTTGAGTTAATTCAAGCTGTTTATCTTTTAACTCATCTATTTTATCCAAACAATCCTGCGCTTTATCATACCAATTCTGATAGTCCTTGATTTGCTGTTTTACAGTATCATCTGAATAATCCCATATATTAGAAGCTCCACCACGAACAGCAGAAGCAATATCTTCATTAAGACCAACTTCATTTGCTTTCTGCATATATTTGTTGTAATCATCTGTGAGAAGTTCAATGCCAAATGATGTAGCGTTTAAAGCTTCTTTATATGCATTTAAACGAGATGTGAATGAGGAAGAAGTTTTGGCGGCTTTATCTTCGAGTTTGGAAAGTGCTTTATCAAAACGATTGATACCATTTTCAATAAAATCAAATGTTTCTGCAACAGCTTCTTTTACATCTTTTGCAGCATCCTTGGCTGCTTTTGCAGCGTCGTTAACTGCTTTCTTGGTAGCAGAGCCACCAGAATATTTATATTGTTTCGTAAGAACACTATCAATTTCATCCTGTGCTTTTTCTTGTGATTCTGTACTATAAGATCCCTCATCAAATATTTTAGTATTTCCAGTATGTTTTTTCGTCTTATTTGGATTTTTAAGCTGTCTTAATACACCATTTTTAGCATTTTGAAAAGCATTTAATTCATCAATAGCTCCACCAAGAGCTAAAACCAACTTCTTAATATTTTCAATATCACTATCGGTCGTAAGAGTTGTGCCGTTTGCGAGTTCTTTTTTCAAAGCATATTGTAAAAGATAATTTGCTGTTTCCTCGGAAACTTTACCTTCTTCGACTAATTTTAAGATATCTGCTGTAGTTGCGTTTGCTAAGTCAAAAGATTTCAGAGCAGCAATTTCTTTAGCCGCAGATAATCGTTGAAGAACTAATTCATGACTGTTCTCAACACCCATCTCTGTTAAAGTCTGTTCGATAAGTCCGGCATTTTGCTCATTGACTTTATCCAAAATTCCTGACTGTTCGATATAAGCCCCTGTTAAGGAAGACATGATTTTCTTAACTTCCTCTGTGTTTTGACCAGCTTTTTGGAGCTTATCAATATAATTCTCTATACCAGAAACATCTTTGAAAGCTTCAGCAATATTAGAATAATCCTCAAAACCGATGTTCTCATCCTTGTCAAATAATTTGGCATATGTTTTATCAACAACGTCCATCTTTTCTTTGACTTTATCGAGTTCTGCGATGGTTTCTGTCAGAGATAAATCTGGAGTTTCATTTGGTACATTTTTTAATTCATCTTCATAAGCAATTATTGCGTCCTTTGCATTTTTTGTTCCTAACGTTACCTTATTCCATAATTCTATCTGAGAATCAGTAAAATCTTTTGTATACTCTTGAAGTTCTTTATAATCTTTAGCGTCAACTCGTTTACCAGAAGAAGTTGTAAAATCAGCACTGCCACCCTGTGAAATAGATTCAATAGAAGCTTGCAATTTGTCTTTGACTTCTTGCTCATTAGCAATTATTGGAGTTATGTCAATTGTAATTCCATACTCATTTAGTTTTGTTTGTAATTGCTTTGCAAATGACAATACATCTAAATCACCGTCTTCAAATGACAGGAGTTTATTAAACATATTATTAATTTCCTGTTTATGTTCAGAAGGTATCTCCATTAGGGGTTTTATAATATTTTCTTCGACGTAATTTTGATAATCATAAGCTGTTTCTGGTGGTGTTTCTAAAGAACTCCAATCTATTTCAGGTATTATTTTATCTACTAATGCAGAAGAATCGTCTGATAAATATTGATAATCATAATTATCTTTTACCCATGCTTGAAGATTTGCTGTCATTCTGGAATATGAATCTTCTATAGACTTTTCTTTTGTTTCAATATCTTGCTTTAATCCATTTTCAGAGGCATGATAATATTCATTTTCGGTTTCTAACCATGTGTCATAAAAAGTTTGCGCTTTCGATAACTGAGCTGGTGAAGCAGTTATTAATTGAACTGATGTATCATACATTCCATAAAGTTCTTTAAATTCAATGCCAGCACGATTCAATGCATCTTCTAATGCTTTCCCATATTTAGAAAAATCTTCATCATTAAAATTGATCAAACCATCAGAATTAATGATATCGACATTTACATTTTTATACTGTTGTTGTATTGTTGACAATTCCGACTCTAAATCAGAAATCGACTGCTCGGTATTTTTTACCTCATAATAAATACCGTTTGCAACATCGTCCATGTTGTCAATCAAAATCTGCTCTGCAATCGCCTTTTGTTTTTTAAGAACATTATCTAATTTTTTACTTGTTTCTTCTGCACTATCTCCAATATTTAATAATGCATTTCCTTGATCATCGTATCCAGAGACAAGAGATGGAGACAAGTCAGCAAGCTTGTTTGATATGCTTAAATATTCTTTATAATCCTCCTCAGAAAGAGAAAGGTTATTTGAAAATTCATCTACTCCTTTTGACAGTTCTAAAAACCTATCTTTATTTTCAGAGATAGTAGAAGACATATCTTGAAGCGTACTTTGTGCATCATCAATTTTTTGCTGGGCTTCTTCCATTGCGTCAGCAGCATACTTCGCACGATTTACATAATGGTCAATCGCATCAGCAGCTAATTGGATACCTTTAATAGCCAAAGCGGTTACAATCATGTTAGCAGCAATAGAAACCGCCATATATGCAGCAGACTGTGCTTTTGCCGCAACTGTTGATGCTTTTTGTGCAGCCGTAAGTTCTTCTGTGGAGATTACAGCCCCTTGTGCAGATGTCATCAGTGAAACAGTCTCTTTATTAGTATTTCTGCTTGCAATTGCTAATGCTTGTTGAAATTCTGTTCCTTTTGCTATTTCGGAATTGTATTTTACTATGGCTTGCACATCTATTTTCGATGTATTAAAAATGGCATTTTTAAAACCAACAGATTGAATATCATACAATCTCGTTTTTATATCATTTAGTGATAAACCAAATATACCAATAGATTTAATAGCTCCAGAAATATCATCTTTTATTGTTCTGAATATCATACTATATTTGTTTGCATTATACTTGTTTGAAGAGTATAATTATAAATAAAAAGGAGCTTAAATTTATGAAATATATTAAGGTGTGTTATATGTGTCCAATTTGTGCACAAGGATATTTTTTTGACAAGTCTTCGCAATTTTCAACAGAATGTCCAAAGTGTCATGTAGAAATGGTCTGTGTAGAAGAAAAAAATACAACAACTGAAATAGAAGAGAGAGAAAGTAGAAGATGGGAAAATGGTAAATCTGCCATACTAATAGAATGTCCATATTGTCATTCAATGAACACTTCTAAAATCGGTACAGTTAATAGGGCGATATCAGTCGGCATGTTTGGTCTTGCTAGTAGTAAAATAGGTAAAACACACAAATGTAATGACTGTGGAAGTAGTTGGTAGGATTATATTATGAAATTTACCCCTAAATCAAAGCATAAAAAGAAGAAAAAACATCAGCAAAATAATTATAAAAAACAAGATAATACAAATATTCCTGTACAAAAAGTTTCAACACCAAAAATCAATCAAAATCAAGAAAAAATAAAACAAAACTGTCCTTGTAATAAAAAAGGATGGTGCATTTTTGCTGATAGAAAATGTGTCCCATATGCTCTGAAATGTAAATATAATAAAGAAGTATTTAAAAATAATACATTCTATTATCCAACGGAAAGTGCCAATAAAACGAATACATCAACAAAGAAGTCAAGTTATAACTTGTATGAAGATGAAAGACATGGTTCAAATAAGGTCATAACTACTTTATCTGATAATAGTATTGTAGAATTATATGTATTCAAAGGGTTCTTACAATTAAACCCTTCTCAGACGATAGATTATGAGATGACAATTAAGGATCTTCACACAAATAGAACAAGTACTATTTTAGTTGCATATAATAAAATAACAGGAAAATATTATATCTCTGAGACTCAGATTAAATACTGGCATAAAAGAAATTTCTTCCCTAAAATTGTTCTCAATATGTGCAATGATGGTTCTATTCCCATGATAACTGATGGTTTCCAAGAATTTTCTAAATTGGCTTTATATGGGTATAAAGTTGGAACTCATGGATTAAACGAGATACAAAGGCATAAAATTCTTAAATATGTTATTGATAATAAAATCATGAGAGGATATGAAATTATAAAGCATCTACAAGGATTAATATTCTTGCGGAACGAGCAATATAATAAGGACTTTTCAACTGCAATAGAAGATTGGGAGAATGATATTATTTTTATTGAGGAATATATAATTTCCAAATCAAAATAATAGAGTAGAGTACCAAAATGTCCTACATGTGGCTCACTTAATGTAGAAAAGATTTCAACAGGAAAGAAAATATTCGGAGGTGCAATGTTTGGACTATTCAGTTCGGACGTAAGAAACACAATGCACTGTAAAAATTGTGGGGCGAAATGGTAAACAAATGTTCCGACTATACCTGTATAATAATTAGTGGTAAAATATTCCTATCAAATAAACAGAGGGCTTAGAGTTACCCTCTGCATAAATATGTCATTTATTCAACAAATCCAAGAATGATTTTTGCAATGCATTTTGCATTATGTTCATCTAAATCCTCGATTATTGCTTTGGCAAGATCAAGATTGAGATATCCCAATGCCATTTTTTCTTCATCAGTTGGATTGCCATTATGCTCAAGAGCGGTGTTGAATTTTTGACAGGTTTTTTTAATAGTTTCAAACATGTTTTTACCTGCTTTCTATAAAGGAGTTGTTTACCATGAGATTAAATCACGACTATGTAAGAGATATTTTATTATTTATTGAAAAAGATTTGGATTACAAGGATTCTTCAAACCCTAATTATCGTAACGAATTACCATTTGGACAGCTACTTGTTTCGGATAAGTTTTCTAAATACAATAAAGAAGAATTGACTTATGCACTTGAATTATTGACAAAAGAAGGTTTCATTGATTGTGCAAAGAACCCATATTTTGTAAGAGGAAGCCTAATGCAAGCTGATATTATAGGTCTTACATGGAGTGGACACCAATTGCTTGATAACATCAGGAACGATACGGTTTGGAATGCAGTTAAAGAAAAGTCTAAAAAGTTTGGAAAGTTCTCACTCAATACGTTGGCTACTTGTGCAGGACAGCTTACAATTGCTCTTATGAGCAATCCGAATGCTGTTCAGAATTTCTTGGATGGAGTAAATAATATTGGAAATATGGTGTAATAAAAAAGAGTAGCCTAAACATTATTCCAGAATTCAATAACAATTCTTGTTAAAGAAATCGGTTACATTGGCTACAACTTGGTCTGTTTCCACGGAGAGGACACATCTGGCAAACCGTTGGAACTGATACAGCATGTACAACAGTTGAATTTTCTTTTAATGGTTGTACCGAAGCGTCAAATAAGTTTTGTAGGTTCGGTTGAGGAATGAGTTTGGATAAATCAATATTCATCATGTCACCACCAATCTAAGAGTAGATGAAAGTCTGCTCTTTTATAATATGTGTCAACAATAACTATTTATCGACATATTTTTTACTTTATATATTCCAAATATGATATAATTTCCATATAGGAGGGTATATGAGAAAAACAGTATTAACATTAGATGAAATTAATCTACTAAAGAATAGTGAAGAACCCAAGAACACTCAACTATATGGCAACTTATATGAAAATATAGTAAACCTGTCTAAATTCAAAGCAGTCTCGATAGAAGATATGCCATTTTTAGATGAATTGGGTGTAGCATCACTTACTATTAATAAGAAAAACATGATGAATAATATTTTAAAAGAATGGTATGCTGAAAAAGTAAGTGAAGAAGATCCAACTCAAAAGGTGCATTGCGGTTTATGTAATACACCTAATAAATATTTATATTATATACGGAACAGACGAAACGATATACTGCTAAATGTAGGTTCTCACTGTATCCTTAAATTTCCTGGGATTGAAGGATATACAGAGAAGAAACGTCAACTTAACGAAATCATCAAAGGTCGTGAAGTTGTTAATCGAAGAAATAAATTTTATGAGACTTTTCCAAATGCCGAATCTGTAATTTCAGATGCTGATAAATATTTTTCAACCTTACCAATTTTAATCCCTTATGAATTATATACAAATATACAAAACACCATAGTAAAAATGAGGCAAGTATATTCACAATATATTAATAAAGGTAAAACAAATTTCGATGGCAATTTGTCACCATTTGAATTATTTCAAAATAAATTAGATGAATATAATCTTTATACAAATTTAGCAAATGAATTTATCCAAGAAAATGACAAGCCTTTGAGTTGTAGACGTGTAGAAATTGACTGGTTAATTTCAAATAAGAAAATTGAACTTCTCGAAGAAATATCTAAAAACAATGGATTATACACCGAATTAACACTTAAACACATGACATCGGTTGAATTTATAAAACCATATATAAAAAATATATTTTCAAGAAACACTTCGAGACAATTATATTTTTCGCATATAAAAGGTAATATGATATATATTAATTTACATAAATTTGGCTATAATCCT